GTTGTTGTTGCACCTGATTTTCTTTTTGTTCTTCAGCCATTACTTTAATCCTTCATCTAAAATATCTTCTAAAATAACTACACCTTTTGCTACCAGTCTTTCTCTGTTAGAAAGGTGTAATGCATGAATATCATCTTTACTTTGACCATGATACGGAACAGCATGACCCTCATCAATCATAACTTCAGTCAGTAGTTTACCTTCAGACTCAATAAAGAAGTCTCCAAGAATTCTACCAAACTTGCCTTTCATATCTTCACCGTCTTTTGCAGCAAATGTTTTAAGAATAACATTATTTTCTAACATTGACTTAACACGATCTTTTGCTGCAAGACCGAATAACTTTTCAACCTTATCTCTGGTTCTGGACTCTGGCGTATCAATACCCATAATACGAACACGTTCATCACGCAGCCATACTCCAAATCCTAGATCAATATCGACATCTACTGTGTCTCCATCAACCACTTTAACTAAATTCGCTCTATACTCGTACACTTTAATTCTCCTACTGAAACGCTAATGCTCTCAGTTGTTGCAATTCTTGTTCTAATCGCATCACTTCCAACTGTTTCTTGCGCAGTTCGAGTTCATAAAGTCTGTTACAGTCAACTCTTGACTTGGGTTTTTGACCTAAAGGAATAACAATACGGGCAAAGATACCAACATCTCCGACCCTTGAGTCTACATAACCATCAAGAGGATCAGTGTATCCCCTGCCAATAATGCCAGTTACGCCAAATTCTAAATTTGTAGCGGAACCAATTGCATTAGAACAATCTAGATCACCTGCTTTGAACCTATCATTTTGATAACTTCCGGGTGCTGTAGGCAGGGACAAGTTAAGTGAACTTGATCCAGATTGGCCAAATGCAACAGTAGAATAAAGTAGCACCATTATAAGTGCAAATAAAAAAAGTCTAACATATCCATAATTAATCATTGATTACACCCTTGAGCATATTCTAGAATCGACGCCAGAAGACGTAGCATCTCTTTCTAGTATCTTTGAAGTTGTGCAGATATATTCTACTCTATCACAGTCTACTTCTCTAAGGTAAATATCTACATTCTGCCTTTCAAGGTATTCAACATTAATCAATTTTCTAGTAGAAGCAAACGGCACAGGGTTCCAGTCTTTATCCAGAACACTGATTTCATAATAGGATATATCTTTACGTCTATTGAAAATAGTCATAGTAGTCACAGCAATCCCTTCCATAAAAGATGGTTTGAACTGTGGATAAGAAGGTGTCCATTCGTGACTATAGGCGGCAGTAGCTGTAAGTAATGCTACTACCGCTGCGATAAATGTTTTCATTATTTTGCAATACACTCCGCAACTACATTAGCAGAGTATTGACCACCGGGAAGTGCCTTACCGAAACCATATTCAACGGTAGACTCAACCTGAAACCAAGTTGATCCTGCAACAGTTAAATCGTATTCTGTTACATTCTCATACTCAACCTTTGCTGCTTCATAACCAGACATACCAGCATCAGATGTATTGGATACGGTTACTTCACCATCCCATACTACTGAGTCTGTTAAGGAAGGTGCAGATGCAAAGGAATTAGGCCAAGATACTTTAGCAAGAAATTCGTCTGCGGAAGTTACTGCATATCTTACAACAGGATATACACCACCATCAGAAGGAATTGTGCTAAGTGCATCAGGTGTAGGGTTGCCATAGACGCCAGCAACGTCTGTGTAGATTGAACATTTAGATGATACGTTACCTGTAATCGGAACGCTTTCTGCTTGAGCTACAACTGCACCTAAACCGATGATAGCAGATGCCGTAATGATTCTGAACATTTTTTTCTCCGTTATTGTTCGTTATCATATTGTGAGCGCACCATTTTGTAGTGTTTGGCATCTCCTGCCAACTGTCTCAAAGCTCTGTTATTATCTGGCAATTGTATATCGTCTTGTATTACATGCTTATCAGGGTATTCATTCAGTCCCTGATTATACACCGTATTATAATATGGAATCAATAAAGGAACATTAGCAATTTGATCTAACCTACCTTTTTCTTGGTCCACATCGATTAGACCTTCCATAGATAAATCTGTTCTAAGACTTGCTTCTAATTCATCATCTTCTTCAATGACAATTTCTTCAACTTCTACTACTACTGCTTTTTTAGATTCCTGTATTGCTAACCATTCTTCATAGTATTCATTATCAGGATCAAGAGTATCTAACGTAGACAAATATTTATATAAATCAGTTATAAAATTGGGGCATAGTGGGTTTAAGAACGAATTTGTGCAGATAATGTCAGGTTCTGTGATATCCATTCGGTAGTTGTAAATCATAGAAGGATCAGAAATAGTTCCGTTACCTTCTACTTCCATACTACCATTGCCCCATTGTTCTGATGGGATAGGAGTAAACCTAAAATACTTTTGAATTGAGTTTCCCGGCACTCCTGTCCAGTCATCTACCTCTTCAAAGATATATCCACCATTAACAGGGTCTTCATTACGCACATAGACTTTAGCAGCATCCTCTGGATTCTTTGACATAACATAATAGTATGTCAACCCATTGACTTGTAAAGAAACATTAGGAGCAGAACTATCAGGTAGCACACCAGTCATAGACCAATTTAGTCCATTGACTGCTGCATTGTTAGTTACGCCATATATACTATCCGCCCAAGAGTATTGCGAGAATACCGACAACGATAGCACCACCGATAAGAGTGGTCCGTGTATCCGAGTCAACATTAAAACCTCTATTGCTTTGTGCATCCGGTCTGACATACTGATTTGCAGGGTCATTCCAAGCATCTTTAGCTTGGTCACCAATTAATCCATCAATAGGGCAGGGAGTTCCTGCATCCATCATAGCCTGAAATACTCTAGGGTCTTGGCACATAACAGATACCGCAGCGACCTTCATTCCCATATTATACAACTGTGTAGCGTTCTTAAGTTTCTCACAGTTCATGTCTCTTACTGTAGAACCAGCAGAGATACCAAGAATCTGTGTTTGAACTGCACCTGACACTCCAATAGTGCAAATGTCAGAGTTTGTTGTATTAATGGTAGGTGCGATAGCAGAGGGAGGAGCAGAGATTACTGTGTTAGTAGAGTCACTTGTACTGGTAACTGTGCTGGTAGTGGTATTCTCTGTAACGATTGGATCATTAGTGGAAGTTGTTTCTTCTGCATAAGCTGCTGTAGTCACGAACAACATAATGAAAGCAGCAAACAATTTTTTCATCATCGTGTTTGCCTTGGGTTAGTGTTTGTCTTATATTTATACATTTAGTGATTGACAAACAGAATCCAATGATATATAATACCCTTCTAAATGTAAAAGGAGTAACCATACATGGCCGTTCAAGTCAAGCAAGGCAATTCAAAAGCACACACCCGCACTTCTATTGGCAAATCAAATAACTCACGACCCAAGAACAAGTCTAAGCGTCGGCAGTGGAAAGCATACAACAAACAAGGGAAATAATTAATATGCCGTCTATTATGGATAAACTCAAAAAGAATTCAAAGTTGGATTCTGAGATTATTACCAAGTCAAAATACTATGGTAAGAAAGAAATGGCATCTACTGATGTGCCTATGATGAACGTGGCACTGTCAGGTTCTATTGATGGTGGTCTGTCACCCGGTGTTACTATTCTTGCTGGACCATCTAAACACTTTAAAACCAGTTTCTCTTTAAAGATTGCTTCTGCCTATATGCAGAAATATCCTGATGCAGTAATGCTGTTCTATGATTCTGAGTTTGGTTCACCACAGTCATACTTTGATATGTTTGATATTGATATGGAACGTGTGTTGCACTGTCCTATTACTAATATTGAAGAGTTGAAGTTTGACCTGACTAACCAACTTGAAAACATTACAAAAGGTGATAAGGTTATTATCGTTGTAGATTCGTTGGGCAACTTGGCTTCTAAGAAAGAAGTAGAAGATGCACTAAACGAAAAAGCAGTAGCAGATATGACCCGTGCCAAGCAACTCAAGTCTGTCTTCCGTATTGCTACACCACACCTGAGTATGAAAGATATCCCGTTCATTGGTATTGCTCATACATATGATACACAAGAAATGTTTTCTAAGAAAGTTGTATCAGGTGGCACTGGTCTTTATTACTCTGCTGATGATATCTGGATTCTGGGTCGCAGACAGAATAAAGAAGGAACATCTATCGTTGGATATGACTTTGTAATCAATGTGGAGAAATCTAGATATGTCCGTGAAAAATCCATCATTCCTATCTCGGTTACTTGGGAAGGCGGCGTCGATAACTATTCTGGTCTACTTGATGTTGCTTTGGCGGGAAAGTTCGTTATCAAACCTTCTAACGGCTGGTATTCAAAAGTTGACCCGGAAACAGGTGAAGTCGAAGACAAAAAATACCGTGCAAAAGAGTTGACAAAAGACTTCTGGGATGGTATTATTAACACCACTCAATTTAAAGAGTTTACAGAAAACAACTTTAAACAGGGTGGCAGTTCTAACATTGAAGTGGTAAGTGAAGATGAACTTGAAGAGTGACCTAAAAGAGTTTGAACATTGGCGTCTAGTTGGTGTAACTGGTGCCAGTGTTGGCGATAAGATTTTGGATTGGGGTATTCAACTGCTGAATGATGACCAATACAAAGATACAATTCTTATCTTTGGTGAGATTTCTTTTGAACCTAATGAAGATGATGATACAGCAGAAATGAGTTTCGAGTATGAAGTATTCCATTCTCCTAACCATGATATTGTCAAAGGGACTGATGAGTTAAATCAAATCGCTGGGGATGTTATAGTAGCAGCCTTGGAAAAGTCTATTGAAGAAGGAAAGGCAGTATTTAATGAGCGAGAATCTGAACAAGACGATACTTCGATCACTCTTAACTAATGAAGAGTATCTTAGGAAAGTTGTTCCTTTTCTGAAACCCAACTACTTTGAAGGTTCCCTTAAGGTTATCTTCAAGCAGGTTGCTGCATTTGTAGACAAGCACAATACACTGCCCACTCTGGAAGCATTCCGCATTGACTTAGAACAGAATGAGAAGGTATCTGATGATATGTTCACTGAAGTCTCTGCTTTGCTTCCAGAGGTGTTTTCTCCTGTAGACATTGATCAAGACTTTCTACTAGAGAAGACAGAGAACTGGTGTCAGGACCGTGCTGTTCATATTGCTGTCATGGAAGCTATTAATATCCTTGATGGTAAAAGTGAGACTATGACCAAGAATGCTATTCCTGATATTCTTTCTGAAGCATTAGGAGTAGCATTTGATACTAATATCGGTCACGATTATATTGACAATGCAGAAGATCGTTTTGAGTTCTATACCCGTGTAGAAGACAAACTACCATTTGATATTGAACTACTCAATAAGATTACCAAGGGTGGTTTGCCTGATAAGACATTGAACATTGCTCTGGCTGGCACAGGTGTAGGTAAGTCCCTATTCATGTGTCATGTCGGTGCTAATGCTTTGCTGCAAGGCAAGAATGTTCTGTATATTACTATGGAAATGGCAGAGGAACGTATTGCAGAACGTATTGATGCTAACCTGCTGGACATTCCTATTGATCAGTTAGACAAAATGCCGAAAGCTATGTTTACTGAGAAGGTGAATAACCTTGCCAAGAAAACTGTAGGTAAACTAATTGTCAAGGAATATCCTACTGGTTCTGCTCACGTTGGACACTTCAGAGCATTGCTTAAAGAGTTGAAACTAAAACGTTCTTTCATTCCTGACATTATTTTTATTGACTATCTTAACATCTGTTCTTCATCTCGTATGAAGTCTATGGGTGGAGCAATCAACTCCTATACCTACATCAAAGCTATTGCTGAAGAACTTCGTGGTCT